ACATTGGCCTGTATGACTGCACCTGTATCGGTGACGACAGTATTCAGACCTCTATGGTAAAAACGAAGTTGCCCTGCACCGCCGTCCGCCAATGAAAATGCCCATCCGGCCGATCCCGTATCCTTTACAAGAATTCGCCCTCCTATTTGATCAATTGCGGATGGCTTGATCCGCGCTTCGACCGTAAAAGAACCGGTCTGATCAAGGTTGTCGCCCATGCGCACATGACCTGAATTTTGGAAATATATCCCAGTTCCAATCGAAGGTGTTCCGACGCCGGTTGCCGCATCGATGTAAAGACCGCTGAACTTCAGCCGATAGGGGAAGGCATGCACCGGCGGTGTGATGATCTCGGATACGAGGTGATTGCCCGCCTCGGTGAACACCTTGTTGTCGAGCGTGTAAAGCTGGCCTGTGCTATAGTCCCCGGCGATGATCTTGTTGCCGAACTTGAAGACGGTGCTGACCCGCCAGCGGTCGAGTTCGTAGCTGCTGCGTGTGTGCCAGTGGCCGGTCTTGCTGTCGAATACCCGCGTCCAGGTGTTGCACGTCAGCGCGTAGAAAAAGCGGCCGGCATAGGCCCATGCAAAGCCCTTGAGCTGATCGGCGTTCCCGGCTTCATCCAGATCCTTGATCATCTCTTCGATTTCATTCGTCGAGATGACTTCACCGGAATAGCCGCTCATCATGCGAACTGTGTGATCTGGCGCAACCCAAAGGATCGTCTTGCGTGATGGCGTGTCCACCTTGGCTACGCTATCCCCGGCGAGGCACCCAAGCTCCAGCGCATGAACGCGCTCGAACGGGAAATCAGGGTCGCCGGTGTTCTGGTGCCACTCGATCGAGGTTTCCTTGAAAAATACCGCCTCGCGCTCCAGCGTCATGGAGCGGAGGATTTCATCGGGATAGGCTTCCGCTGTGCCTTCATCCAGGCCGTCGATCGTGGTAAAATCGTCGATTCCGGTCAGCATGTAGGATGCGCCGATCACGGGGATGATCCCGTAACCGTCCAGAACGGATATCGAGATGGGGGACGGTAAATCAGGATCGCTGATCTCCGTCACGGAATTCGCCAGTGTGTCGATCACCACATAGATGCCATCCGAGACAACACCGATCTGTGCCGGGTTGCGCCGGTTGCGCTCCATGTAGACCGGGCCATCTGTCGGAATGCCGCCGATCAGCGTTGCAGCGCCGGACGGGCTTACCCGGTAGATATTGCGTCCGACGACCACAAAGGCGGCAGGGCCGATGCTGATGCCAGCCCGAACGCCGCCACCGGCAAGCGCCGAACCGAACGCCGCAAGCCCCTCCGTCGAATAGATCGTCCAGACGGTCTTGCCTTCCTGCTGGGTTTCTTCGGCGAAGCAGTTTATGAGCTGAGCGTAGCCTGCCTGGCGGTTCCGCGCCGGATTGGAGCGGATACCGAGGGAAATTGGCGTCGGTTCACCCATCAGAAATACTCAACCTGCGTCGGCAAGCCGGATGCCTCTACCTTCTTCACGCGCTTCAGGCCATTCCAGCCTTTCTTGCCCATTGAAACCTGTGAACCGTTCTCGATATCGATTTCAACCGGCGCGGCATCGCCGAAGGACGGCGCGACATGATCGGCAATGATCCGCACGATGTGCCGGAACACTTCCTTGGGGATCTCGGCTTCTGGCCAATAGGCGATTTCCCTGATCACCCACTCAGCGTAGAAATCTGAATAAACCTGCGTGATGAATGCTGCATCGGCGGTATCTGGCGTTTCATGCGCGTCGATCCAGTTGGGTAGGCGCATAACCGCTGTGGCGAGGTCTTCAGTGGTGTAGGTGGTCATGGAAGCGCATATCCGGTTTCGACGCCATCAACGAACGGCGATCTCTGGACGACAAAATTGCCCTCTTTGGCAATCGTGGTGCCGGCACCGGTCGTTATCCAGCGCCAGTGCCATCGGCCGCCCTTGTCCGGGATGAAATCGGCGTAGTAGGCTCCAACGCCTGAGCGTCCCACTTCCGGGTCTGTGTCATAGACGTAGGAGGTTGCCGGGCCGCAAGGTGGCCGCAGCCTGAACGTCACCGTATCGGGATCGACGAGATCGCCGTTTTCATCGTAGAATGTCACGGTTCGCCGAAGCGACGTGCCCGGCCATATCTTGCCTGGTTCCTGCATTGTGTCAGATAGCCTTTATGCGAGTGCCGCCGCCGGTTTTGGCCGAGATTGTCCGTTCAGGAAGTGTGTTTGCCCCGGCCGTTTCGCCCGGAAGAACACCGCCGTCCGCTGCGTCTCCGACAAGGGGCGTTGCGAATATCCGCGAACCCGTGAAAGCGCGCCGGATGACGGCGAGCACCGGCACGAATGCGGCAACGATCTTGCCGACTGACTTCACAAACGATACGCTTGCAGCAACGAAGGCCGGAGCTAAGGTGTAGCTGATGCCTTTGGTGACGGAGACCGAAGCATCAATTCCAGCCGTGACGACCTTGGCGAGAGCGAAGTTGCCCAGCGTCGCCGAGAGATCAACGCCCGCAGTGACAATCTTGCCGGTCGTTTTCGTGATGTCGCCGACTGCCGCAGTGATGGCAGCGGAAACTGATTTTCCGGCAGATTTAAGGACTGTCGCGCTTGCATCGATCAGTGCGGTTACTACAGTGTAGGTAATCGCCTTCGTCACTGACACAGATGCATCGACGCCAACCGTCACAAGCTTGACAATGGCGAAATTTCCAAGCGCGGCAGTCAGATCGACGCCAGCCGTCACGATTTTTCCGACGCTTTTGGTGACGCTGACAGACAGATCGATATTCGCCGTCACATCCTGATTGAAGATGGTTGCAACATTGTCGGGAAAGGCAGCGCCGATGGCCTTCCCGATCGGCCCGCCGATCATCGAAGATTACGCCTGATCGAACACAGCATTAATGGTGAAGGCTATGCTGTCTCCAGATGCGAGATTGATCACGCTGAAATCACCATACACAGCCATGTTTCCGCCTGAGGGCGGATTGCCGGAGCCTGCAGCGTCGAATGTAGCCACCTCGGTTATCGCGCGCGCACCGCCTGCGGTGATGGTTCCCGTCACTCGCATCGTGTCGTTTGTCGTGTTTGTCGTCTGCTGGCTGCTTGTGCCGTCAGTGCGGGATTCGTTCGCCGCAGTCGCCAGATCGGTGGAGGTTACGCCCTGTCCCGAGCCGGTGCCCCATCCGATGTATTTGGCGCGCGAAGCATATGCATGCCACGCCGCCGTGATGTTGGCGAGGCCGGTGTTAACAACTAGCGATGCCATCTGAATAGCCTTCCAATGCGGTAAGCAAGCCGCCTGAGCGGGTTTTTGTGCCAGTAGGAAATCATGCCAAGATCTTCCACGGTGCCGTCAGCGCGCGTTATTACGGCGTGTATGTCAACTTGGCTCATGCCTTGGCGAGAATGGACTGCTGTCATGTGTTTATCCCTTACCCGAAATCCATCAATCCGCGCATGTAGGACCTGACCTGCGCGAGTTCGAAAGCACTCAAAACGCGGTCGATGACGAACACGCCGTAGATGCGGCCGATCCAATGGCCCGCGCCGCTGGTGTTGAAGTCAAGGCTGGTGCTGAGACCGTAGCCAATACCCAGATGCGTGGTCGTGAACGTCGTGGTCGCTGTCGTGACGCGCGTAAGCGCCTCTCTGTCTATCCATGCGTCCTGTATAGCGGTCCCGTTGCGCTGATAGGAGACAGCGCCTGGCGTTCCCAAGGCTGCGTTTGTCGAAGCGGTAAGATTGACCGCGGCGTTCTCTGGGTGCCGCATGCCAGCGCCGCCGAAGACACCGCTTTCAGTTGCTACGCGAGGCAGGTTGTGAAAGATATTGATGTCTCTCTCGGCGGCATCGGCCTGGGGCACCTTGAGGCAGATCGTCCGCCTGTTGTTGTCATCGTTTGAGCCTTCCGACGGGTCTTCGTTATGCGCTGCAACAATGATCGTCAGCTCTGCCGTCGAAATTGCAAATTCACCGAGCAGGCAATCGCCAAGCACATCGGCTTCGTCCATGTCGTCAATATTGAATTCCAGCCAGCGCTTGGACCCTGATGCGCGCAATGTGGGCTGCCGCCCGGCGACGGCTTGCGCCAGCGACGTGGCGTCATTCAAGCCAACCCATGCCGCTATAGGGTCATCAGGATCGGCTTCGATGTCCTTTGCTGTCCAGAAGTCGCCCGCATCGCCATCGCCGAACACTTCCAGCGGATGGAAAGGGGCGGTTTGGCGCGTCACCAG